AATTAACCTCGATTTCTTTGATAGTGCTAAACCCTTTTGGGTGTATCACTAACCGTTCGTTTGGCTTAATGCAAAGGTGCGATTTTTGATAGTCAATATAGTGTCCATCAACTATTTTTTTAGGACACGAAAGCATTTCAATTAGATTATTGTACGCTCTCTTGTGTACGATGTACGCAAACGCTCCCCACGTTTGGTTCTGTTGTGTAAAGTATTGATTAAAATAAAAAGGGTTACGCCCAAACGAACCGCCTAAATAAAGGATGTGCCAATCTTTTGGTAACTGGTTCAAATACTTTTCAAACTTGGCTTTGAAATCTTTTACAAAAGTTATGTCATCCTCGAAAATAGCAATGCACTCATAGCCTCTTTCTTTAGCTAATTTAATAGCGTTCAAGTGGCTTTGAATACACGCATATTCGTTATTCGTTACACCTTGTATTGGTGAAACTATTTCCTTACCATCAACGGCAATTAGTCTTTCGACTTGAAGGGTCTTCCCCTTTTCTTTGGCTGTGGAATAGAAACATCCTCTAGCCTCTTGTTTGGCACTAACGGTAAATCGCTCTCGTCTGTCGGCACTTCGTTCAAGGTTGATAAAGACGCTGGGAACTGGGATGTTGATAGGCTTTTTTTTTGCCCCTTTTCTTCGCCCATGATTTCAAAGCAATGCGACTTTCCAAACTTGCAACATAAATTGTAAAGTTCTTCGCTTATTTGTGTTTCTTTAGTGATAGACACTATTTGCGTTCCTGCTCGGAATACGATAGAACCAACGTCTTTTTTAAGTTTAAATTTTTGAGGTATCATATTTGGGTTTTATTGTTTACAAATCTACTTTAATTAATTCCACACCGCAAATCTCGCCACGTTCAACTATCTTGTAACGTAGGCTATTTAAGCCGTCAAACGCCCATGTGTGCTGTGTTCTATTCAATCGCTCTTTATTCGCCTTATATTCGCTTGTAATGGGTTGCTTTTCGTGTTTCAAAGACTTGTATCTGTGTAACTCGAATTTAGTACGGATGTTGTTTAGCTTTGTTCGGGTAAATAGGTCATCATCTTCGCCACCCCAACCCCAATAATTATTTGAAAAGCCGTTGCAAGTTAGAAACGCCTCTTCTGTAAACGCTGTCACGCCACCAAAACAAGTATCGTACGGCACTTTGTAGTTGAACTGCTCACATAAACCGCTAAAGTGTACCGCTCCATCAATAGGCTGTGTGTAATGTGCTAGGCTTTCGGCTAATAAATCAACATCATGAAAGCAAACCGTTTTATCAGTGCACTCATTAAAGCCTATATTTAGCAATTTACCACGATTAAATAACTCGTTATTCGCTTGTTCGACTACTAAAATGTCAAAGCCTTTGTAATGCTCTACAAATTGTTTTAAGTGGTCAAGTCTGTTTCGGTATGGAACTATTAACTTCATTGGTTACGGTTAATTATTGCCCACTCTAAGCACTTATCAATTCGCTCCGTCTGCTTTACGTCCTTGCCATACTCACGACTATACCACGAATGTATGCCAATCGGTTTGTCATTAATATTTATCACCGTACTTGTACCATCTGTTGAAGTTATCTTGGTAAAGTTAGCGTGTTTGAAGTTCAAATGTAGCCAATAGAATAAACCTGCAAACGGCTCATCTACATTGCCATTCTTTTCACACTGGTTTGCGTAGTCATAAACTTTTGACTGGTCAAATTTTGACAACTTAGTTTTAATCATGTCCACATTAAATACATTAAAGAACGGATTGACGTGGAAAAATGATTTGTCTCTATGGCTAATCACTCCCTTATCGGGAACACCACAATACGCAAAGTCATTTCGTGTCATGTCAGCAATTACTTGGTCAATTAAGTCCTCATTGGTCACAAAGAAATCTTCGTCAGCGTTTACGATTATGCCGTTGTAATTTTCAAGTATGTGAAGCAAGTAGGTAAGCGCACCATGAAAGCCTGTAAATTGTTGCAACCTTACAAAGGTATTGTCATCACGCCACAATGATTTGGCAAGGTTGTAAAGTTTATCGTTTGCGCTTCTGGTAACTATTGTTTTCTTCATATCATTTTTTTATAAATATCAATCCGCCCTTTAATAAACTCGCACAATTCATATTTCTCCTGTGCTTTAAATTCAATCAATGCTTTAGTCAAAGCGTATTTATTTACCTTTAAAATCTCAGCATCACTACTATTGTACTTCGCTATGTTAGTCGTGTAATATTTGCGCATGGACACCATCGCATCAACTAAGCATGAACTGCAATTCCCTTTTAATTTCTTGTTGAAAATTAGTGTATAGTAATATCGGATAGTTACTCCGCTTACATTGTTAACGCTACCTTTTGAGATTACATTCTCGTTTAACTCATTTAAAAAAGATAGGCTCCTCACTTCCATTCTACAAATATAGACAAACGTATTTAAAAAACAATAGCCCCAACAAAGGGGCTAAAGTTTATGCAACTAAGGGAGCGAGAAGAATTATACTACTGCTTTACTGATGTTATCCAAGTAAGCGATTGAAGTAGCCAAAGAACCGCCATTCAAGAAGTATTTAGGTAAGTAACGTTGCTCACCGCTAAGTGTCAATAACATTCCTGTGTCATCCTGTAAAGCCGTTCCAGTACCGCCTGCGAATGCCGATGCTTTCAATCCTTTGTCCAATCCGTAAACTTCAACTTGGTCGTTTTCGTTTTGGAAAATAACAATCAAGTCCTTTGCTTTAAACAAAGTCTCAACTGCTTCACGTTCAGCAGGTGTAGCTGTGAAGATTTTAATAGCTGCGCTGTGGTTGAATGTGTTGGTATTGTCACCAATCACGCCCTCAATAACACCGTTGTGAGTGTAGTCTTTGCCTGTAACCGTAATCAACTTATAAGCATCGCTCGAATTGTCAACGCCCATTGTAATGGTGTTAACGTATCCGTTAGCGTCAGTTGTAGTGCTTACGACTTGGCTCTTTTGCGTTACCCAAACTCTGCGGTTTACACCGCCCACTTGGTTTTCTTTTTCGCATCCTTGTCCGATGCTTTCTAATATGTCTATGCAATCTGCCATTTTATGTTTTATTTAAGATATTAAAAGGGGGATTTGCACCCCCTTAATTTTTTTTAGAAACCTGCGATTACGTTCAAGTCACCGTAGCCGTATTGGTAGTCAATCATGGCACTAGCTGGTGAAAATACTTTGTCCTCTTTACGGTCGTAGAATGGCTCGATGCTTTCAAAACCGCTTCCATCAATCATGATGTGGTGGTTTGTAGGCAAAGTCAAGATAACTCGGTTCGGGTCAGTTACACTTGGAGGTGAACCTGCTGTTCCGTAAAGTGCCAAACCTCTGTCAACGTAGTTAGCGTTAATCATTGGAATACCTTGATAAGAGATGCCAGTCACACCGTTTTGAACCGATGCTCTGTCAATCAAGTTACCGCCTACTGCTGTGTTGATTTGTAAGAAACGGCTCCATGCTTCGTAAACTTTTTGAGTTACAATGAACGCTTTAGTTCCGTTGTCAAAAGTTTTAAGCAAATCGCTTTGTGCTGTGTAGATACCATACAAAGTACCTTCGATGTTTGTTAAAGACAAATCACTATCAGTAATTGCACCTGCATCAACCGTTCCGTCATTACCTGCAACACCTGCTAATAGTTTTTGATAAACACCGTCCATACCGCTCAAGAAGTTAGTAGTAGATGAAGTGTCAGCAAGGAATAAAGCGTAAAGTAAGTTAGTGTTGAAAGCGTTTGATTGCTTAGTCACGATACGGTCAACAATCTCTGGAGTAAGTTCCCCTTTTCTCCAACCATCTGGAAGGCTATCGCCCCAAATTGATTTTACGAAGTCGGTGTAGCATTGCTCAAAAGAAAAATCCAACTCGTATGGGTCTAATGCCTTTTTAGTGATTGGCGTTCCTGTTTTGTAATCCCATCCACAAGTCGCCTTGATAGTTGGTGCATCTGTAAATTCAGCATCAAAGTATAGTTCTTTGCCGATTTTACCAAAGTGAATTGTGAACGGTAAAGCGTTAATCTTTGGGTCGTTCAATAGCGGTTTATAGAATACCTCGTATGGTATCGAACCGTTTGCTGGTAGTGCTGTTACTGCGTTTGCCATGTCTTATTGTTTTTGTTTTTAGTTTATTAATTTATTTGTTTTCCTTTTCGGCTCTACGTTTAGCGATTACTTCCATTGCTGAAAGTTTTGGCGCATCTTGGTTAGTGTTGTTTGATTGTCCTGCTTCGGCTTTGAAGTTCTTGCCAGTTACAAGTAACGCTTCAAAAGACTTCACCTTTGTTGCAAGTGCAACGATTTCAGTCTTGGTGTCGTTAATCAAAGTTTCTTTCTCGTTTACGATTTCTTCTTTAGCGGCAAGTTGCGCTTTCAAATCTTCGATAGTTGCGTTTGCTTCTTTTAGTTTCGCATCTTCAACTTCAACTTCAACTTCTTTTACCGCTGTAACTACACCCTCTGCAACGGTGTAAGTAGCTGTATCTACAACGTAGTCACCATCTGCTAAAGGTGTCAACATTGTTTCGTCTTCAAATACCAAAGTGCCTTCAGTAAGTGTTGAGCCATCAAAGTGGATTACTTTGCCGTCAATAGTTTCGGTCATTGCTGCCTTAAATAGTTTTGATGTGAGTTTTGCAAGGAAAGATTTTATTCCTGTCAACTCGGCTTTGATTTCGGTTGTTTCTGCCATGTTAATTGTTTTATTTTGATTAGATAAATACGCTGCTATTTTGTACTTCGTGAATGCCTTTATTTCGCCACCCATGATTTCATCTGCAAAGCCTAGTTCGATTGCTTCACTTGCTGTTAAGGTTGTTTGACGGTCTAAGATTGGCTTTAAATCTTCGGTTGACTTTCCTGTGATAGTCGAGTAGAAATTAACTATCTTATTTTCCGCACGTTTCAAATCTTCCGCTAGTGCTTCCAAGTCTTTTGCTTCCATTGCGTTTGGTGCATCGGGCATCCAAAAAGGATTGTGAACAAAGAACTCGCTATTGGCGTACATTTTTCTTTTGCCCTTTTTACCAGCTTGGAATATAACCGTAGCTATACTACCACACATACCGTTCACAATAGTGTTAACCGTAAACGGCAAAGACATTAAACGGTCATGAATTGCAAAGCCTTCTGTTACTGAACCGCCACCGCTATTGATAAACACATTTAGTTCTTCAATATCTTGGTGCTGGTCAATGAAATTGTTTAACGTGGTCAAGTCGAAAGACGCTTCATCAAAGAAACCTTGCTGACCGATATAACCGTTAATGTAAAGCGTTGCGCTGTTCATAGTACAAAAAAAGGGAGAATATCAAAGCCAATTTGTTTTTGTCCTAAAATCAAACTATGTTTGTCCTAAACTTTTTAACCATGTCAATCCGAAACAAATACATCAGCGCATCAGTTACATTCGTACTATGCTATTTATTGTGCGCCTTTATTGGTGCTAATCTTAACCCCTTGCAATGGTCGGAGTGGGTTAGATTGTTCTTCATTGTAGCCTTGTTTATTCCACGTCAACTAACCAAAACTATTGCAACAGATGGCAAGTAAAAAAGACGAAGCAGAAAAGTATTCAAAACAACTCAAAACGCAGTTCACGCCCTACTGGTGGAAACGCTTAGAAAGTCATTGCCAACTCCCGCAGTCAAATACAAGCGTGGCGAAGTTTGTGAGGGAAGCAGCTATTGAGAAATACAATGAAATTTACAACTCCGATAAATTAACCGATTGATTTCGGTTATTCACAAAATTAGTGAACTCATCGTAAACGAGTTTAGGCTGTGGCATCTTCGCTATGCTATCGCTAACCATCTTCGCCATTGTACTAGCGTTGTTAACCTCGTTACTCATTGCCCTATCGCTATACCCTCCGTCCGTTGTAGGGATGTATCCTGTGGCGAATTTTCTATTGCCTAGTTGAAAGTTAGGTCTGTTACCTACTGCCATCTCCATCTGCGCTAATACTGGTGCAAATCGCTCCGTAGCTTTGGCTGTCATTACACTTTCGCCTCGTGATAACCTTGCATCTATGCTGTCGCTCGTTGCTGTTCCTGGTCCGTCTAAACCAATAACACCTGTGGCGAATTTTGGTTTTGGTGGTGCTGGTTGTGAAGCTATGAGTGCTAATTGTGCCGCACCTGTTGCAGCCGCTAATCCTGCGAATATAAACCCTGCTGGTGGTGGTGCTAATAATTGAGCCATCACCGCTTGTGCTGTGTTGATTATGGTTTGAATTATTGAAGTTGCTTTATTCGCTTGGAATTGTTTTAACTCAATGTCATACCTAGCCATTGCCGCTTCACGCTCAATCTCTTCTATCTTCTTTGCTTTGTCTTCCTCACTTGCTGTGCTTTGGTTAATCGCATCTATTTCGGCATTCTTTGTAGCGTCTATGTTGTTTAACCTAGTTTCAAAACCTGCATTTACAATATCTGTTACGGCTTGTAATGCTTTACTGACTTGAGATAATGTTTCTTGCGCTTGTTCTACGGCTTCTGGGTCTAATCCTAAAGCCTTTGCTACGGTTGGGTCACCCTCTTTAGGCTTTAAATTATTTTTAGCCATTGCGATAGCTTGTTCGATAGCTTTAATGCCTTGCTTTTCTTCTTCTGTTATAATACCATCAGCACCTAAAAATTCTTTAGTTAACCTTAGCTGCTCTTCGAGTGCCGCTATTTGTATTTCGGCTTTACGTCTTGCTTTTTCTTCTTCTGTTGCAACCGATAAATCAACTGCATTTAAGTCTAATTGTAATTGCTTTTGATTGTAAGCAATTTTATCGTTGAATTCTTTGCCTTGTTTTGCTTTCTCATTTAATGCAGCATCAGCATCGAATTGTTCTATTGCTTTTTTCTTAGCATTTTGTATTGCTTCCCTTACTTTTTGCTCCTCTATGCCATCTCCAATAATTAAAGCCTTTTTATCATCAAATGATTTTTCTAGCTTTTGTTTTTCACTTAATAAAAATTCTTCCGATAAATTCTTTAAGTTTTCAGCATTTTTTTGTTTTTGCTCAGTAGCTTTATTATCACTTTCAACACTTTCTCCATTTAGTAATTTCTCAATCTCTACTTTAGCTTTTCGTGTTGCTGCTATACCGTCAGCCGTTTCTTTTTCAACTTTAGCCTCTGCCCTTAGTATTTGTAGCTTTTGTTCACCACTTAAAGTCCGCCCTTTTAACTCCTCCCTTAAGGCTTGTAATTCAGTCTTGGCTATGCTTACTCGTTTAGCTGCGTTTTCTTCCTCTAATTTTATAATTGTTTCTGCTGCCTTTTTCCTTACCTCGTCTGCCTTGCCTTTTTCCGCTAACAATATTTTATTATTCTCAATAACAATGTTATTTTTTTCAATAGCTAATTCATTGCGTCCGATAGTTTCGCTCAAGTCATCAAGTATCATTGCAGCCTTTGCGCCCTCTTGATATGCTGTTTTAATTTTACTACCTAAACCAACAACGCCAGTACTTAATTGTAACGCTGCATTTGAAGCCGTTTCTGCCGCCTTTGAAAAGTTACCCTCAAATACTTGTGATATTGCTTCCACAAACCCGCCTAATGCCTTAAATCTGTTTAGTAAGTTATCTTGTAGAATAGTACCTAACTTTTTTATTGTTTCGCCTGGTTTGTCAAATGCGTCTGCAAGAAATCCAAATTGCTTTACACCATCAACAACAAAATCAACTACAACCGAAAATACTTTATTAATACCTGCCATTGCAAACTCTAATTGGTCTGCCACTTCTGCGTTCTTTCCTAGTATTTCTTGTAGTGCCGTAAACAACATTACAACAGCCCCAATAGGGTTTGCATTCATCACTGCATTAACTCCCATTTGTGCTGTTTGAAAGCCTTTTAATCCTGGCACAATGCTTGTCAGTTTCCCAGTTAACTCATCAAATCCTTGACCGTAATTTCCCACATTGCGTGATGTGTTACCAAGTGCCGCTTCTTGTTCTTTTAGTACCGTATTTAATTGCTTAGCGGTTGCGATTTGCTCTTTAGTTGGCTTCGCTGTTTGTAGAAGTTGATTGTATAAAGCGTTGTAGGCTTTGCGATTTTCCGCTATGCTGTTTTCCTGCGCCTTTCCTGCTTTGATGTTTTCTTCGGTTAGCTTGGTCATAACCTTAACTGCCCCTTGCTGTTGCACCAAAACATTGTTTAACGCCCGTTGCTCTTTTTCTAATGCCTTTACCTCCGCATTTTGTGCAATGTATTCATTGGTCTGTTGCTTCCCTGCATCAGTCAACTCCTTTAGCTTATTCTTTGATTGGGTCAATAAGTCGTTAACGTCCTGCAATGCCGAAACGGTTGGAGTGGTGTCTATCTTAAATATTAGTGTATCTGCCATGTTAGTAAAGTTTTACAAGTTCAACCAATGTACTCACGTTCCTGTTAGGGTTATAACCGCTTATCTTGCTCACATAAAAATAGCTGTTGAAGTATTCAATATAAACAGGAATAGTCAAGTCAAGTTGATTAATATCGGAAGCATTTAACCTTAATAAACAAGTGACTATCTTAGCCTTATCGAGTACATCAATAAACGCTTGATAGAAAGTAGGGATTAAATTGTCATCAAACCCTAAATTTATTTCGCTACTCTTTTGGAAGTGAGTTAATAAAATGTCGGTGGTCTGTGCGTTGTTAGTTGTGCCGTCTGTGTAGGTGAACGCCACATCATTAAACTTGGCGAATAAAATCCGCTGGTCTATTTCATCTTTAAACGTGCCGTCATCATTAAATATCTGCAAGTCTGCAACAATTAAACCGCCTGTTAAGGCTTGTGTACTTGCGCTAAAGTCAATCTCAATTAAATCTTGTTCGTCATCTAAATTCTGGTCATCTAAAGCGATTACTCCATTTGCGAATGTTGCGTTTTGATTAGGGTCAATTCTTTCATCATATTGCCACGTGCAAAGATTTCTTTGAGCGTAGCCATCAACCGCAAATGTTATCTGTGGCGTATCGGTTAGGTCTAACTTATTTGACCAATCTAAAGCGTTTGCAATGTTATCATTTAGCTTTTCAAACGGTATTATGTTAACCACTTTGTTAACCTCATCAACTTGGATTAGTGAACAAGTCAACTTCAAATAAGTAGCTAGTAATTCGCTTTGTTTTATGTCGGGGATTAAAGTGTTTACCGTAAAGTATTGACGGCTTTGAAATGCACTGCCTATTGTCGGATCTATTGCTGTTCCACTATTAATTATTGTGTCTGATATTTCAAAACTACATTCAGCAGAAGAAAAGCCAACGCTTTGACTAAACGCTACACCCAACACAATCGCATCCTCATTTGATGGATTAGGACTTAGTGTAATTTGACCGCTATAACTAAATGTATTTACACCGATAACTAAATCACCTGCCGCTATTGTTTCTAGAAGCACTCCGCTTATTGGTGTATTGAATAGGAAAATAGATAGTGTGGCTGTAGTAGTTAGCGTTAAAGTAATGTCTATTTTGTAATTAATTGTGATGTTATCATTTAACACTACAAAACCTAACCAAGTAGCCAAAGCATCAGGGCTAAAATAGGTGTCTTTACCAAATACTTTATTTGTAAAATCAAAGATGTTGTAAATCATTCCAAGTGGGAATGTATTGTTTGCCGTAAATTTGCAGTTATATCTATCACCGTCCGTATCTCTAACAAAATCCCTACACAACGGCAAAACCATTAACTGATTTGGATAGCCGTATTTTAATTTCGTTTCATTGTTTAGCGTGTAACCTTGTGAAGCCGCTATTTGTTCTAAAAGAAACTCAATCGAAACGCTTGGTGGCTGGTAAGCAATATTGCCCAAAGCTATTGCAGTAGGTTGCTCAACATTCAAAGCGATTGAACGTGGCACGTTTAAATCCGTTCTCGTTGCAACGTAGTTAGTCAACGTGTGATAATAGTCATAAGCACTAAAATCAATATCAGTTAACTTGCCATCCTTTAAAGCAGCAAAGAAATCACTATTCCCCCCGTAAATGTTTACGTTGTAACCTTGTGCGCTTTCCTTTAGCGTAGCAAATGAAATCTGTTGGTCAATACCGTTTGAATAGTAACGTGCTTTTAGCCTTCTGTATGGCTTAGTACCTATGTTGTTTACGTCATCGGGGTTTTCAAAGATAGCTTTGTTCTTTGCTGTTTTCGGAATGGTGAACTCGGCTGACCTTACTCCGCTTCGCTTTTCAATTTCGCCAATCTTTGCAATGGCGTATTCGATACTGATATCCGCATCAGTAGGCAAGTCAACTAATTTATCTTCGATGTAAAGTTCACTAGCCATTTTGCATAGTTATTTCAGTAGCGTAAATAATTCTCACGCTCACATCAAAAAATTTGTCGTTTGTGTTTCGCTTGGTGAATGTTCCTGCTTCAATCAAGACAGGCACTGTTTCAATCGTTCCATCTTGTAAAAAGTTTGCGATGTACGCCTGTGAAGTTTGCTTTAAACTTTCCATGTAGGCTAACGCCTCTTGTGGTATATCACCCGTTGTAAGTATCTCACTATCGGTTACGCCTCTACGCTCACTAACAACTGTTAGATATTGTGGCGTTTGATAAGTTTCAGCATCGGGGATTTCCGTTTCAAAAGTAGTATTGCCGTTAAATGGAAACACCGCCCAACCGCCTTGCCTTGTTAACCATGCTAACAATTTAGTGTTACAATTAGTTTGCAAGTCAATTTGATTGTAGGCTTGTAGGTTTAACTCCACTATGTACTCCACATCAGTAGCTCCGTAGCTTAATGTCCAACTAAACGAATAGAACCCAATATCTGCACTATCTAAATCAATATTCCAACCTACTGATAAGGGGAAGTTGCCAAACACAGTAAACCACGCTGGTGCTGAAGTGTAATTGCCATCAATACCCAAACCGTTAAATGTCGAAGCCGTTGAACCTTGCATAATAGCGTCATCGAAGAAACCTTGAATGTTTCCGCTGTCCGTTGCATCTTTAACGTAGGTCTTGACTTTCTTAATCATTAGTAAGGTATTGTCGTGTAAATAACGGTGATGTTTAATATTCCACTTCCTGCTGTCGGGTTGCCTGTTTCAATCGCCCACATCAAAGCCTTATTTGCAATGACGCTGTTTTCATCGTTAGCACTTTGCGCTATTCTTATCGCACTCTTATTTGCCGTTTGAGTTAACATTGTGCCAAAGTCAATTAAGTTATTATCCTCAATATCTAATGTGTTAAAGTATATTGATTGAGCTGTGTTTGTTGCGTATGCCGCTGTGATGTATGTATATTTCACCACTACTGAAATCGGTATAATTGCCAATCCTGCTCCTGGTGCTGCTACTAATTGAACTGGTGTTGTGTTCCCTGCCAATATCTGTGCGCTACTTATTGCAACGCTTACGGATTGCGTACTCCCTAAACCGCTTGACATACTCGCCCATGCTGAACCGTTGTAATATTCAAACTGGCTGTTGTCGGTGTTGTAAATTAGTAAGCCACTCGCTGGTGTAGCGATTGCGTTACGTTGTGCCGTTGTTAGCTGAATAGCTAAATCTTGGTAGCTTTCCACCATGTCATCTAAGATAACTTGCTGAGGTGCGCTAAATGTACTCCCTGCAATGTCGGAAGCTAATTGTGTTTTACTTTTTACTGCCATGATATTTGGTTTTCGTTTATTGTTCTTGTTTCTTGTCTTTGCCCATCAATAAATAATTTGGTAAAACCGCACTCGCTAATCGAGTTGGCTTTCACATAATATCGGTTTAAATCATCAACCGTCAACCCACTATTAGCCACGTAGTTTTCACCCTTTAATGAACCGTTAAAAAAGTGGCGAAGATAAATGTACTCTTTGCCACCAACAGTTATCGCTCCTGTAAATATGTTGTAATTGACTTCGTCTAAATTGTATTGAATTTTGTAAGGCGTAGGGAATGCCGCTTGTGCATAGCCGCTTAGATTAAATCTTAACCGTCCGGTTAGGTCTGCTTCGGGTCTGAATGTAGCGATTAGCTTATAAGGTTGAACGGTTGACATATCAACGCCACCAATAATCAATTCGCCACTATTCCAACCTGCATAAACCGTTACACTAGGTAAGTCCACAAACTCACAACCTGCACTCGCTGGACTTATAAAAGTTGATGGATAGGCTGTTTGCAAAGTAAAGTTGGATTGACTTGTGATTGACTTCACCACATGAAACCCAGTTAACGCCCCAAAGTTCCGAAAGTAGATACGGCTTCCCACTTCTAAGTCAGCACTAAATGATGATGTTAAAAGAACTTCAATTAAACCGTCAGTTTCAAAATAAAAGAATGGTCGAGTAGGTAAAGCATAAATCCAAGTGAACTCCCGATGTGCGCTAACCCACTTATAAGGACGTTGAAAAAGTAAATAGTCGTTGGCTCGGCTCATGACGCAAATTTAAACAACTCTAAGCCGTTATTATTTTCGTGTCCTATTTTATTTATGCAGCCAATAAATCAAAAATCTCGGATTGGATTTCTGTAACTAATAATTGAGCGAACTCGGCTTCAATGCTTCGCTGTAATGCTTCGTTAAATATTCCGCTCACTAAATCGCTCCCACCTGCTTGATATATGGTCGAACCCTCTTGATGTATTCTCCTTGCAATTAAGAAGGCTAAACTATCTTTACTTATTCCATCGGGAATAATTCCTTTGTCGTCTATCCATTGCCTAATCGCACGTTTAACCGCACCATCTCCACCGCCTTTAGTTGGGCCTCTACCGTTTTGCAAATATTGAATATAATCATTGCCGTAAATGCTTAGCACCGTTCCGTTGGTTACTTCAAACCGTATTGACTTCGCTAGTTTGCCACTTGCGTTTACAACGCTTTCAAACGTGCCATTTGCGCCCCTGCGCTGTATTAGCTTGGTTTGGATGTCATTTACCAACTGCTCGGTTAATTTGACCCCTAATTCGTTTAGTCGTGCTTCTAGGTTTATCATACCTCACAAACTTTACTTGATTTGATTTGGAGTTGAAACCTTACAAACATTCCATTTGTCACTCCGCTAAACTGCTTATAAAACGGTTCGGCTTCATAGTTGCTCACTATCTTACCGCTACCCTGTAAAGCTAGGTGAAACCGCCTTTGCATCGTGTCGGCTTCGTCTGTGCTGTTTAACAAGTCATCCGCACCATCGTGTGGTGAACCGTCAAACAGAAACGCCATTAATATGTTAGGGTTCACGTCTACGCCCATATTAGTCGGGTTTTGCACACGAAAAGGGTATAGGTGTATTTGTGGCATCGGGTTGTCCTTAATGGCTAAATTCGCATCGCTAACACGCCCATGATAAAACGTGCCATTCGGGTTAATAGTTTGGCAAATGCCTTTGATGAAGTTTACGGTGTCTAAGTACATAAAGCAAAAGTAAATAAAAAAAGCCACTTGTTAGGGTGGCTTTAGTTTATTGGGTTTGGCTTATTAAGCAACTTTGAACGTGTAATATTCGCAGTTCGCAAATGCTGCATGAATGATGCCTTGTTTATCGCCCCATATTTTCAATACACCTAAATACCATTCTGTAAACATATTCGCATCTGCTTTAGTGAATTCTTCTTCTCTTGAGAAATTTGTAGCATTATCATAAGCATAGTCATCAGTGTATTTGCCAGTGCATTTAACTAATAGATTGCCTTTTTTTAATTGGTTTTTAAACCATGTTTTGTTGATTGTAGTTGTCATAGGTTGGTTGGTTTTGGTTAAATGATATGCAAATATAGCTAAACATTTTTTACACTTCCAAACTTTTTCCAAACTTTTTTTAAAGTTTATTTTTTAAACATTTTCTGCTGCTGCTGTTGTGCGGCTTGTAAATCTTTTTGGTACATGGACTTTTCAAAGTCGTGAAGTAGAATGTCGTAAATCAAAGTCGCCTGCATATTTGTGACTTCTTCAATAGTCTTGCCCCATCTGTCCATCATGGCAAAGATAGTGGCTTTCGCTCCGAACTTTTTAAACCTGTCCACGTTTGCTATCGCCTCCGCTTGGCTTGGTTTGTAGTCGTTCAATCTTTTATAACGCTCAAAGAATTGTTTGAGTGCAGAAAAAAAAAAGCGCATATCGGGTTCGCCTCATCCGTAGCCACTTCGCTAAAGTCAATCTCGGTGTAGATTTTCGCAATGCCAATCAAAGCGTCCTTTGGTTTGTCATGTTGCAATAGTAAAGACTTCGCCATCTCTAGTTTGCCGTAGCTTTCACGCCCAATGTCAATCTCTTTATGTTTTTCTAAGTAAGCGTTTGGAGGCTCGTGCATAAATTGCAATGCCGTAAACAACGCTCCCAGTGCTTCGCTGTTTAGCTTGTTTAATGTTGTAGTCGGTACACCCAATAAACAACTCGCTTGGTCAAGTGCTGTTTCATGGTTTAGAAACTCAATGTACTTCTTAAACGGTACATCACCCCAATTAGTCGGGATGTTAATTATCTCCTCGTTTATTTTTCCTTGTATCATATCAAACTATTTTTTCTTATTCCTGTGCTTGTTTTGTGCTTGGTTAAATACATTGTGCTGTATCGTAGTGGGTCAATGCAATGGTTAAATGCGTCAACTGGGATACCTGCTTTTTTATCGTTCCAAATATAGTTAGATAATTCTTTTCGCAAATTGTGCGATGTTGGTGTTATCACAATTTGATAGTCTTGCATCTTTGTTATCCCTGCGCTCACGCTTCCTGCGCCCTTCTCGCATGGTATTATATTCGTTCCTTTGCGTCTCAAATCGTCTATCAATCTAGGTTCAGCACTATCCGCAATGATTAACTCATTTGACTTAGTGGCTTGTTTATTTGCCTCGAATATTTCGTTTGTACCCATGCCAAAAGTAGAATAAAACTTTTCATCAGCGTAAATAATTTTTTTCTTTTCGTCAACCGCTACTTTGATTAAGGTTGTCGGGTCCACACTAAATCCATAATCTTGTCCGTAAACGTATGGGAGTGAGTTGTCAAACTCGCCCTGCGTCCAGTTGGTGAAGATTGCGCCTTCAGCACGTTCTAACCATCCGCCAATGTAATTGTGATAATACCATTTAGGCTGTTGCTCTTTTGCCTTGTTTGCTTTAGCTAACCAATCGTGAGATAGATAATGCTTTGCTATTCCGTACCATGAATGAATGTGAGTAATTTCGGGTTTGTCACTAACCGTTACATTATACCCCTCTATTTCGATTTGCTTTGTGCTATTTTCTAACCAACGCTTATAAATGAAGTGTTCCCTTGTTGATGGGTTTTGTATCCAAATAACCCTATTCTGTTTGGATATTGTTCTAATGCTGTCGTCAATAGTGTCAAAACTTTTTTCATCAGTATAATCTTCGCCCTCCTCAATAACCCAACAAGTAATGCCACTAATTGATTTTAGATTTGCTGTTTGGTCACCGCTGCTTGTTTTGATACCACTAAACAAAATGAAGCTACCCGTTAACTTGTTCACTATCTTTGTTTTGGTTATCTCAAAAGCAGACGCAACTCCCAACCTATCCAACGTCAAAAGAAATTCGGGTATGATAGACTTCTCGGCTGATGTCATGGTGTACCTTGTAAATAGTACTCCTTCGCCTTGTTCGTAGGTTAGCCTTACAACGAAGTCATGAATAGTTGACGACTTCAAACTACCACGACCCCCAGTTATTAGATAGTAGCGATTTTTAGAAGTGTATAATGGTTTGTAAATCTCATTTACTTCACCCATTGGATAATTGGAATATTAAGTTTCTCACCGTCTGTAGTGTGGTCAATCTTTTGCTTAGGCATTCCAAAGCGATATTGAAGCCACGTTTTGATTGCCAGTGTATCACCCTCTTGACACTTCGCCCAAAGTTTCGCCCAAACGTCTAAAGGGTCAACGGTCAAATCCATTTGTTCGACCATTCTTATTTCGTCTGCTTTTGGTTTTCGACCTGCGTTCTCTCTTTTACCGCCCTGCTTCATTTGAAAAAATTTGACTATTCAATTTATTGTGTACTAGTTTTAAAACAAAGTTAGTCTTTTTTATCTATCTGCTCCAACTTCCTTTGTGCCCATGCAACGCCCTCATCACCCCCCCATGCATCCCACATTAAACCACCGCATCCATCTTTGTAAGGTACTTTGCTGTTTTGTCTATGCCGTTCAAATGATGCCATTCGTGCTATTGTTTCACGGCTAATCGGTTCACGGTTTGCTAGTTGGTTTGCTCTTGCCCATCCTACTGGTGTACCGCATTTTTTTGGGTTTCCGCTTTCATCTCTATACTTCAAAGCACGTTTAGCGTTCTCGGTTGCGGCTTTCGGGTAGTCGGTGTACGTTTCAGCGTTTAAGATTTCTTTTTGCGCTTTCACGTCATTGGCATGGCTGTATAAACAAAGTCGGTATCTTTGCGCTTCGTCTTTGTATTCGTTAACCATAACATCGTCACTCATGCAACGCTGGATAAAATCGTCTTTGCTTTCGTTGGTGTTTGGTTTAGGTATTGGCATGGGTCAAAAATACAAATCTAAACTGAAATAAAAAACCGCACCTTTTTAGGGATGCGGCTTAATTTAAGTTTGTTAAATCTATCCGAATAGTTCGACTTGTGTTTTGGATAGTACTGCGCTTTCTAAATTCTTTTTGGATAAATCAAAATAGCTTTCTTTCAACTCAATTCCTATATATTTTCGACCAGTCTTTAAAGCAACATAACCCTCACTAGCTACTCCACTAAAAGGACTTAACACAACCTCACCTTTATTGCACCACATGTTATAACACCACTCAATCGGCTGTAATTGTGTTGGAGTAATGTGACGTTCATCATCACTTGCCCTAGCTGCTCGGTAGTCAAGCGTATCGCCCTCCTGCACGTCAATCCATATAGGTTCAGCTATTTTGCACCACAAATCAAAAGGAATATTATTTTGGATTGGCACTTCATTTTCGCCTGGCTTTTTAAAAGTCAAAATGTAATCAGCTAATCCTGGTCTAACAATCGAACTATCTTTTTTAGTAGTACCCCACATTAATTGCCTGTTTTTAGTTCTAATTGCTGCAGTCTTTGGGTCTTTACGTATCATGTTTTCAGCATGGAAGTAAAATCCGCAGTCTTGGAATAGTCTAATTAAGTCACCTCTAAAGTCAACTATTGAATAAAAGCCATCACGTCCTAGTAATGTTGTGCTTTGCATCATGTGAATTGAAACTAACCTGCCTGGTTTAATCACTCGGAGTAAATCGCTAATCAAATATTTAAAATGTTGTAAAAACTCATCATTGTTTTTTACGTTGCTCATGTCTTTTGGGTCATTACTGAAAACGTAAAGCGCACCAAAAGGTGGACTGAAAAAAGAATAGTCAATGCTGTTTTCGGGTAACTTTGCCACTTCCTCAACGCAGTCACCAAGTATTAACTTATAGTCTTCGCCTAAGTAACTTTTACTTTCAGTTTGATTAACTTGTTTTTTAGTGTTGGATAAAATAGCCAGTCGCATTTCATCTTGCATTTTTAAGAATTTAGCTTCTTTGTCTTGAATTGAGTTGATTACGTTTTGCATAGTGTCGGTTGTTATTAAGTAAATATTTACGGTTTTCTTTTGCCCAAATCGATGGGAGCGTCTAATTGATTGGTAAAGACTTTCAAAGCTAAAATCGAGTGATGCAAATACTTGATTATTGCAGTTTTGATAATTCAAACCGAACTGCGCTATTTTGCTTTTAGTGATTAATACACGGAACTCATTTTTAGCAAATCCTAGTAGGTGCTTTTCTTTAAACTCTACCGTGTCACTTCCCTTTACTTCAATAGCATCTGGAATAAGTGAGCGCAATAAATCACCTTCCTCATTTTGTTTAATCCAAATTATAAAGTTTTCTGTTGAACCGTTTACTATTTCGGCTACTTCGCCTAACCGTTCTAACTTAGTTATTCTTAATTCGTCATTAAAATTAGTTGCTGAAACTGAAACGGAGTTAAATAGCATCCCATTGTTTCTACTTTCGGTTACTATTTTGCGTTCGATGTAATTTAGCGCAGGTAGTGAATACCCGACATCATCAAACCCTAAGTCACTAGGTTTGCTAATCATAACCGCCCAACTACTTATCCATTGATAAAATTCCTTTTCAGCATATTTTTTAAGTCGATATTTATCACCTTTAATAAGTTCTTTATCAGTTGTGAAGTACATTGCCCTCATATCCTGCGAGGTCATTATGCTTAAAAACTCTGCATGATTACCTATTTCAAGTTCATCATTTGGTGAAGGTGTAGCGGTACATGCTAGTTTATAAGGTGTTTTTTCGAATAGCTGAAGTATTAAAGTTTTATAAGACCCCGAGTAATTTTTCAAGATACTACTTTCATCTAGTACAACTCCCGAATATTTAGAGCAATCAATATTTTCTAATTGCTCATAATTATTTATGTCAATGCCAGTTAGGTCAATGCCAAATTTATTAGCCTCGTTTATTGTTTGACCCTTTACCGCTAAAGGTGCAAGTATCAAAACTTTGCCATTAGTTTGACGGCAAACTCTATTTGCCCATTCAAGTTGCATCAAAGTCTTACCAAGTCCGCAGTCTGCAAAGATGGCATACTTGCCTGCCTTTAATGCTCGTTTAACAATAAACCTTTGAAAATCAAAAAGGTTTGAATTTAAGTCGGCTTCGTTGACTTCAAAGCCGCTTTCGATGTGGGTTTTCTGTTTCTTTTGCAGAAACTCTAAATACTCTGTTTTCATAGTTGGTTTGGTTTTGGTTAATTACTTAAGTGCTATTGATTTTATTTTTGCGTATGCTTGGTCTGCTGTTAATGCTTGTACGGTTATCCCATTAAATGTGTAAGTGTTCATAGTAGTTTGGTTTAGTGATATGCAAATATAACTTTTTAATTTTCACACTTCCAAACTTTTTTTAAAGTTTTTTTCAACTGCCCCATATTTACGGGCAGTTCGTGTAAAATTACTCACGATATTGAGTAAAGTTAGCTTAATCATTCATTAACCGCAAATGTGCGGCATAATGCACATTATTTCATTCTTCTTCGGGTTCAGATACTTCTTCTTGTTCTAACTCACTAATAAAGTCCATTTCATAAACTTGGATAAGTTTCACCCCATCTTCTATTTCATCAAAGGTCAATAGCTGAGGCAATTTTAAATCACGTATTTTTCGAAGCGCATCTTTGTACGTTGGTGCATAAACCACAATGTTAGTGCCTTCAAAATTTTTATAGTCTAAAACTTGAAAAGTCCATTGGTATAGCTGGTCCATTATTTATCATTTATGGATTTAAACATAATGTTTTCGAGCATCCGAATATAAGTTCGGTTAGATATTTTGTAGAACTTGCGGCACGAATTACATTTCATGTGGCGTTTGATGTAACCCATTGCCGTTGCATCGGTGTGAGATAGTTGCACGTTGTCACTCGCACATTCTGGACAATGCCACTTTTCACCGCCTTTTAAAACTGCCATGTTCGTATTGTGGTAAATGTACGGTGACATAACCATGTAAACATCTTCTAAAACCGCCACATCTTGAACGCAGTAGTCAATCATTTTTTTTAGTGAAGCCTTATTTTTATGTTCGCAAATGTCAATCCATAACTTCATGCCTTCATGGTCAAGTTTGCGCCCTACGTTTAACACCTTACCGAGATAGTCAAGTTTATTACTAGCGAAGCGAAAGTATTGCCGTGACTTCTTTAGCGTGTCAAGTGTGCGATAAATAGGAAACATTAAATTGCCGGTTAATATTGCCCTTGTGCGAAGTTCTTTGATGTCGAATTTATCACCGTTGTGCGCCACTATCTCATCAGCGTGTTTAATTACTTGGATAAAGTCTTTTACTAGCTTGGTATCATCTTGGTTTTCATCCCACTTTAGAACGTGAACTTTGTCTTCATACTGCCATTTGTAAGCTATGCAGATAATTTTCTTTTGCCTTAAAATATTGTCGGGATTAATATTGACTTTCCAAAATTGAAATGTAGGCACAATGTAATAACTTGTTTCGATGTCAAAAAATAGCCTTTTAATTTCGCTATTTTGTTTTTTAAGGTTTGCCTTATTTATAAACCTGCTGACCTCTCTTCTAAAACTTTCTGGTTTAACGTCTATCTTAAACTTCTTGAAAATCTCATCCGCAATTTGAGTAATGTTTTGGGTGCTTTCATACCTTACTCGAATATACTCTTGGATTTCTTTAGTTAGAACCATAGTTTGTTTATTTAATTGTGGCGAATTTACCGTAATTAATTCTCATAATGCTTTATTTACGTATGCTTTAAATCCTAAATCATTTAACTGCTTTATTCGGTACTCCTGTAAAGGTTTCAAAGTGTCGGTCTTTTCTTTGCACTCAATAAAGATAGCTTCACCGTCTTTCAAGCATAATAAATCTGGGATGCCGTTCTTCGATGTCCTAATTAAATTAATCACAAAGTAACCTTTTGCCTCCATTTCTTTTATGACTTTGGTTTGGTGCTTACTTGCCATTTCTTGAAGGTCTGCAGGACAAAGTCCTTTTTTTTAGATACTGACTTATAAATCTGCCACTCAATCCCATCTTTAGCAAACACCCAGTATACATCCGTATGCGTTCTATTGATTGTCGTACAGCGATCTCTCGATTGCCAGTAGCTAATCGCACTAAAATCAATATTATAATAAACTAAAGCCTCCGCATTTGACAAATTAATGCCTTCACGTCCACTTATTATTTGCAAAGCTATGGTTTTATTTGAATTATTGAACTCTTCGATGTTGTCGGTAACGTCAAAGTGCTTCTTGATAGCGTCCAATTCAGCAATAAATTTGTAGAATATAGCTATTTTTTTACCTGCAAATCTTTGTTTTATTGCCACTGCTTTGCTGTCGTCAAAGTCTATTCGATTGCCCTCTTCAAACTTCACCGTTCCACTATACATTTGATGAACCTTTTGCATTAACTTGACCGATGTGTCAGCTAAAACTACTCCGCTTTTACCCTCAATAATCAAATCATTACTTAGTCGGTCAATAATTGAATAGGTTGACGGCTTCATTTCTACGGTCATGAAGTGTTCGTTTATTTCGCTCACAAATCCTGCTTCTTTTTGCGTATAGGTCAACATTATAGGGTCGATGTACTTTATAACCTTTTCGTAGCTAACCACGCTGTAATCGTTTGATGTGCCGTATGAAGTGTATTTTAGTTTTATAGTGCCGAAGTCATTATGCCATTTGTAGAAATTCGCATAGTTTCTAAACGGTGAATAGTTGGAAACAAATAACTGATGGAAGATTTGAGCGTTGCTTTCGGGAAGTAGTGTTCCTGTCATTAAAATAACCTTGCAACCGTTTGCACATATTCGCTTCGCTTGTTTCGTTCTGATGCTAGGTTTCGGGAACGCTGCCAAACTATGGCTTTCGTCAAAGATTACTAGGTCGTAATTCGATTTATGTTTATGAAGTTGCTCGTAGTTAATTATCGTAATCGGATACGTGTAACCTGCTGTGGCGTAGTCTTTTTGGATGCTGCTAATTGCTTTTAGTTTAGTGACAAATAAAACATTTGAGTAGTTACTGCCTATTGATAGTGCGATGTGGCTCTTACCAGTCCTCACTTCATAATTAAGTATCAACAAGCCTTTAGCCTTTAATATCTCGCCACCTTTAGTGACGGCTTCGGATTGGTATTCTCTTAGTTGAAACATATTAAAAAGGTGCTTCGGTTAGTTTTAAATCAATAGAGAACCAACGCTCATGATGCGACTTTCCTTCATTGTAATCATGGTTGACATAGACTGCATAACTTTCTACCCACTTTTTAAACTTTTTATTGGTTAGCCACTTCTTATAGTCTTGATACTCGTTGGTAAAGTTATCGAATATTGTAGTTTTATTTAGACGCTCGTTGTGCGCTATCGCTCCGTCCTTTGTCCATTCGTAGAACTCAAATGAAGTTTCTTTTATAAACTTTCTTACAACAAGGTTATTGAATTCATTTTGAACTAAGCCGTTTGTCAAATAATACTGCAAACAATTAACCATGTAGCTGTCAAACCTTGCCCATTCGCTTTCGCTCCAGTCATCAAAAAGTAAATGCCCGAAGTGGTCTAATGGTGTACGGTTAGCACTAAAGTAGCTACTCATCTCAATCTCAAACTTTCTGCGCTCAAATGAACCACCAACACCACCAACGGTGTAATTAGTTGTGATTAATATTTTCGGACTTTTTTGGATGGGTAGTTTAATTGCATCCTGTCCTTTGTACTCTAGTGTTATTCCTTCCGTTATTAAGCTAAAAAGACTTTCAAAACTAAAGTTCTTTTTAACATCGTCAAATACTAATAGTTGGCAATCGGTTGAAACGGTTTGATAGGGGAATGACTTATTAAATTCAAATGTCTTGCCGTCAATCATGCTGACCTTTTTCATTTTGGCTATGGCGTTCCAAAATAACCCCTTACCACTTCCCCCATTCGGGTTCTCGCTTATTGTTTCGTCATTAAAAATAATCGCTTTATTATTTGCGGACGTCTTAAAGGTGTGAAGGAGATAGCCAATCACTGACTTAAATGTGTTATACTTTTGGATGTCCTTGCCACTAACTAACCAGATGAACTCTCTGAATATAGCTGGGTGATGATCCGTTTCAGTAAACTCACGGTTTATAATTTGGTTCTTCCAAACATAGCCGTTTAACTTTAGATAGTCTATTTGTTCTACTCCGTCCTTAGTTACTCTCAAAGCGCAGTTGGAATAGTAAATAAAGCATTCGGTTGGTGTATCTTCTTTTAGCTGAATGTCGGCTGACTTCAAAAAAGATAAATAGTTTGGTGTAAAAAATTGTGGATTTCCTGCAATGTAGTCGTAAGGCTTCGCCCCTATTTTATCGTTGCTCAATAAATAATCGAGTACAAAATCTTTGATTTTCTTTTCGTTGGTTTCCTCAATAAAGTTCTGTTCTTTCCGAATAAATGTGTAAGTGTTGCCATTTGCTGGGTAATACTTCATGAAGTTGTTTTGCTCGAGCCACCTTTTGAACTTTAGCGGACTTAATATAATTCGCCCTTTGTCGGTTATGTTCCAAAACTCATCTACCTCCATCGACCCCTTTACTCGTTCAATAGTTTCTAAGTCTTGGATTTCGATGTTATCACGTTGGAGCGATGCTTTGATTTGCTTTGGGTTCTTGCCACTTAGTATTTGCTTTTCGATGGAAGAACGGATTTGACTATCCTCAAAGAACCTCGTGTTAAACGTATTCTTACCACGTTTATAGGCTGAATTACATATCTGCTCAATCTCACTACTATCAAAGTCGCTTTCTTCGTATTTTAATAGCTGTGATAGTGCTGTATGCTTTCCGATGCCAAAGTCATTAAAAGCCATTGCCAATTTAAACAAGTCATTGTTTCTGCTTCCGTTTTGTAGGCTGTACTTTTTATTGAACCATTTAAAAAGGTTATCCAATATTTGACTTTCGGAACTCATAGGAACAACAACATCAACGTGCTGTTTACCTATTTCGGTGTATTCCTCCAACTCAATCGCATCCCATTGTATAGCGTTTGTGTTGATGTATATTTCGGGGTCATAACTTTCAAAACAAAATCGGCATATATCTTTGCAAGACTTATCGAAGTTGGCGCAATTAAAATGACTTTCTAAAGCGTTAAAATAAAGGGTAAAGTTTTCCGCATCCTTTGGTATTTTAACCAATGCTTTTACACCAAGTGCTGAAGGAGAAATAAAAGCAGCATAAACAAACGGTTCATTACTTAGTAGCTTCTTATATTCTACTGCTTCGGCTTCGGTTTTGAATTTATCAAAGTCAAGTATTAAGAACCCCGAAGGTTCGATTAATCCACTTGCTGACCTTGTGGTGAATGTGCCATTAAAGCAAACACCTGGTAAGGACTTCTTATCCTTTTCGTCTTTTGTTTTGCGATACTTTAGGACTTTGTCTTTGCTTTCGCCTTGTTTAATTCTGTTAAGGCAAAAGTCAACCGACCTTTGGAAAGGGTTGGCAACGTCTGTTACCGATTTAAATATTGAAACCATAGTAGAAAAAAAGTGCCCCAAAGAATACAAGTGATGCAAGCACAAGTATTCGATGAGGCAATAAGTTTGGAATTGTATCTTGCATATACAGTGGCAAAAATATAAATTGACAATTAATAAACAAACTATTTGTAAAATATATTTTTTGCGGCACGTTTGCGCCAATTTAACAAATTCATAAAATATTGATTTTCAACTGCTTAAATAGTTTTGCGCCGATAATCCGATTATTTTCGGGAAAACTTCTGGAAAAAACGTGATTTTGGAAAAACGTGATTTCTATAAAAGAAAATAGGAAAAGCAGGTGAATAATTGGCGCAAATAAAAAACCCCCGATTGTGGTCGAGGGTTAATGCATGGTCAAGTAATCAATGATTAATACTTCACCTTAATCAAGTCCGTAAAATCCTTTTCAAGTTCCAAAACCTTATCAGTAGGTAAGAAAAACAAACGCTCGTTGATGCTGGTCACGGCTCTTATTTTCTCATCGCTGTTTTCGATTTCGGCACGGATCACCTTTTGGCTTTCAATACCAACGTACGAAAGTAATTGATTAACTCCAGTAGTGTAGGCAACTTTCAAACGGTGCAGGACATTTTTAACTCCGCTGTTCCCAGTTAGTTTTAAATAATAATCATGCTCGATGTTAAGCATCTTCGAGTAGTATAGTTGTCGGAAGATTGACGCTGTCAGTTGGTTGAGGTGTTGTTCCTGTTGCTCTGTCATTTTGTTTAGCTTGGTTTATTTGGTTATAATTTTCAATAATGTGTCGTAATTCTTCAAAGCAAATGTTCAAAGTTTTGCGTATTTCTTCCCAGTCGGTGCCAACCTTTCGCATTTCAAAGGCTTTTTTGTTGGCAATTAGTTCGACATGGTAAGGCTTGGTGAAATCTCTACGGTAACTCATTTGACTTGTAGATTTTGCTTTTCAATAATGATTGCACCCTCAACAAGTAAACCGCTTTCAATATCGCTTTTGATGGATGTTTTGTTTACGGTTGGTTTGTAATCAAAATATTTAGCGTCAAGTAAACTTTCATCGCTAATATGCACCGACTTTGACGAACGGAAGGACATTTTGACTAAAGGTGTCTTTACTTCGCTCAATTCGTATTTCTGCATAGCAAATCCGATAGTTTCCTTTAGTTTAGCTGTTGCACTATCAATGCCGTCTTTCATAGCCTTTAATCGCTTTATTTCAGCGTCTATTGCTTTGCTGTCTGCTTCGTTGGATAGTATCACCAATCCGTAGTTAGCGGATTTCTCCGCCAACTCGGTTTGAGTGATTGCTAACTTATTAAACAATTCGTCTGATATTTCGCCTTGTGATGCGATTAATTCATCATTTATGGCTTGTAGTTCCTGGTCGATGTGGTATAAGGCTCTCATTATTTTTTTACTTTTAGGTTCAACAATTCATTTTCCATTGGTTCAAGTAACTGAAACTTTGCTTTCACTTGGTCAATCGTTGCTTTGCCTTGCAGCAATGCGTTTGTTACGTTGGTAAAGTCAATCGTGCCACGTTCTAAGAATGGTTTGGCAACTGGTTTAGGTTGTGAAGCAATGTTGCCATCATCATCATCTGCACCTACGTTTAGAAACGATTGCATTCCGTAACGTCTAGCGTAAGTAATTCCGCTCCCCTGCGCTTGTGCATCATCTTTTTTGCCGAATAGTATTTCAGTTTCGCAACTCATCCACTCGCCACTTTCGTGGATTAAAATAGTTTCAACATAATTCTTGCCATCAATCGTAATTGTTGGCTGTAATAGCGTTATGCCGTTGGCTTGAAGCGATGGCATACACGCCTCACGAATAGAGTTAAGGTCTGCGTACTTGCTTTTGAAAAATGGATTTTTAGCATCCTTAATCGCTGTTCCCATTGCGCCTTGTGCCTTTAATAAAGCAGAAGCAATCTTTGTAATTGTTGGTGATGTTTTCATAGGTTTATTTGGTTTGGTTAATAATTAAAATGGAAGGTGGTGATCATCATCAGTTGCACTCGCTGAGGTTGCTGGTGCTTTGTAATCGCTTTTAGGTTGCCATTCGTTTAGCACCGCATAATGTGTGTTACCGTTCTTGTCGGCTTCCTTTCTACGTAGCAAATCAATGTTCACGTACCCTTTTGCGTTGGTATGTTTGTTTAGTTCTTCGATTAATGTTTTGGCGTTAATTGATACGCTCACCACTTCACCGAATTTGGTTTCTTTGACTTTGATAAATAGTCCGTTGATGTAGGTCTTGTCTGACATTTGTTTATGGTTTAATTGTTAAAAAAGAAATCAAATTGACCGTAATAAAAATCAACTGCAATTCTTACATTGTAAGATTTTGCTTTATTGATTATATCGCTTAGGCTGTGCGAATTTACCCACGTTTTGCATTTTGGTTTAGCGTAGTAAAATTCAACATTGGAGCAACTTACTATTGGCGTAAATTTATCGCCTAGTATGTCTTGAATGATTTGTAGTTTGTTCATAGTGGTTTGGTTTAGTTGATGCAAAAATATAAAAATAAATTAAAATCAAAGTTTTTTTAAACTTTATTTTTTGCTAGTATTTTACCTATCAGATTAAATTTAGCAACTCTATAATCATATCATTTTCAGAAATAAATTCTTTAGAAAAAATTGTTTTGTATTCAGCTCTGTGAGAATGTTGATGATAGTTAGGGTAGTAATCATCTTTATAGTTAACGCCATAATTTGCTCTACATTTATAACAATATTCAATGCATTTAATTACTTCAATATAATACTTAACGTGCCATCCATATCCGTTTATAGCATCGACATATCCAACAATCAATTTTACTTGTAATTCTTTTTTTGCTAACTTAGATAAAACTTCGCCTAAAATTTGGTTATCCACTTTGCGTATCATTTTTATTTAGTTTTTTGGTTAGCAATCATACTCACGTTCTGGCATTCGTCCGTTCTTAATAAAGAAAATCTGTTGACGTTCCTCAGCTATCTCATCGCTGTCTTTGCCGTTCTCAATCGCTTCTTCAACTTGCTTTAATTCGGGTGAACTTTTAACTTCTGAAACGGTTTCATCTTGTAACCACTTGGTGACGTTGTGCAGGAATAGTTGTTTGTCGGCTACTTCATACCATCCGCAGTAAAGGTTGCCATTAAGTTCGATTTCAAATTTTTTCATAGTTTGGTTTTTTTATTTAGTTTTGCATTAATACTTTTTCATAGGGGTATTTGGTTAAGAATTTGGGCGGCTGGTTACCGCCCTTTTTTATATGCCTTTGATGTAACAAAGCAAAGCGATTGAACCACTTGCTGCTGCTGCATAAATAAGCAACTGAATGACTGGATTAACCTCGTTCCAATTCTTTAGGATGTGCAGGATAAACTTCATAGCTTTGATTTTTTAAAGTTAGCTAAAATGTCCATCGCAGTCCTCGCCCCTTGTTCCATCATTGGCAATGCTTCGGGTAGCCATGCGTTTCCTGTGCGATGCTTTTTAGCCGCTAGTATTCGGCTATTAAAATAAGTCAAAGCCATTTCGACTTCACTTTCTGTGCGGTCTTTTAGGTAGCTATATGCTTCGATTGTATTGCTCATTTTGTAGAATTTAAGAAGTTTAACCATGCTGTCTTTGCCTCGTTGCGCATTTCAATCATTTGCTTAATTGCTTCGTGCGCTTTCTTTGTTTTGCCGTTTAGAATGTTGTATACGGCTGTTTCGCTCACGCCTAGTGCTTTGGCTACTTGTGCGATGGTGACGTTGTACTTTGTGAGGTCGCTCCAAAGTTCTTTTAGTTGTTTGTTAGTTAGCATTTGTTTAAGTTGTTTATACGATTAGAAAATAATTGCAGTTCGCGAATTGCGATTTGGTTTAAGAGATACACCCCTTGCATGTATTTGTGGTGCATCTTGTCTTTTAGTGCTTGGTTGGTTAGACGTAGCACTTTATCACGTCTGTTTTGTAGTTGGCTCATAGTTTGGTTTTTAGTTTGGTTTATAATTAGTTTCGTTCTACTGCTCTGTAATAACCGCTTGAGTATTCGCCATCAATTACTTCACTTTCCCAATTATCTGGTACTGATTGCAAAAATTGGCTTTTAGTAATTGATTGTCCGTTGTAGTAATAGCTGTAAGTTTTCATAGTTTGGTTTTGGTTTGGTTTATGAGGTTGATAGGATGCCTCGCCCCTTTTGGTTTATTTAGTTAATTAATAATGAAATTTGTCTTTCAGATATTTCAGTTGCTTTTTTTGTTGCAAAATCTACTGAAAATTTTAATTTAATAAGTCTTGTAAAATTCATAAACCAAATTTCTTTAGCGATAATATTTAACTCATCTTGATTCGTAATTGCTTGTTTTAAATCTTTAATTGTTAATTGAGTTTTCATAGGTTTGTTTTTTGTTTTGGTTATTTAATTTCGATATGCAAATCTAAAAAGGTTTATTGTATTAAAAAACTTTTTCCAAACTTTTTTTAAACTTTTTTTTGAGCAAAAAACAATTACACAATAAAAAACGACTAAAAAAATACCCTAAAAAAAATAATTATTTGGCTAAAATAACCGCAGTCACCCCCAAAATAACGCCCAAACCCACACCACCAACACCCCATCCAACCGACTTTATTAATGTTTTCCGCTTTTGTAGCTTTAGTTGCTTCTTTAATTCATTGCGATTATCAATGGCAATGTCTTTAGCTAAAGTCAGTAGGCTTATTGTTTCGTCTTTTAAGGCGATAACGGTATCGAGTGAAGCAATATACTTGCGTGAAGCCAAAACAACGCTATCTGCCACGCTAATCACTTTATTTGAATGGTCTAGTTCCGCTTTGTTTCTGTCGTTCAATTCGATTTGTTTAATTAAATCTAAACGGCTAACTAAAATGCTATCTGATTTGCTCTGCCCATATACTTGTGAGGCTGTCATCACTAACATTAAGGTTACGGTAAATAACTTTCGGTTTAACTTTGCGAAGGCTGTCATAAGAATATTGTTTAAGTTCTAAATCGTGTTTCAATCCTGTGGCTTTCTTAATCGCTTTTAGTTCGTTTGCTTGGCTTACATCAATCGCACTTTCTAACCGGTCAATGTACTCCTCTTGTTCTTCGATTAGAATATCCCTTGCGTCCATTTTAGCGTCTGTTTGCCCACCGCAATAGCTTAGGCTGGTCAATACTAATATCAAAAGAAACATGGCGTAGATTGCCACTATCCAAGGGTGTTCTCTCATTGCTTATTCCTATAATGGGTTTTACCGCCAATCTTAACGGCTTCCAAAACTTGCCTACGGTTAACACCGTTTGCCCTCAAAGAAACGTGAACCCATGCAGGTTCGTTGCTATCTCCGAACTCCCAAATCAACTGGTCAAAATCTAAATTGTTTTTGATGTATTCAAATATCTGCTTGTTCGTTACGCCTCCGAAAATGTCAGCATCAATATCAATGGCACAACCGTTGCAATGGTCTGAGTTAATCGAACCGCCAATCGCTTTGTTTATTTCTTTGGAGCGGAAAAAAGAACTAATCCCAATCGGTTTGCCAAAGTGTTCACGAACTTTATCGAATACATTTGTGGCTACGTTCTTCATGGCTACCAACTGCCCATCATCTGGGATGTTGTTAATCTGTTTACGTATAGCATAGTCGCTTTTCGTTGCTTCTTTTAGGCTTACATATTTGCTTATCTGCATAACTATTCTGATTTGCGTTCCAACATATTAATCAAAGGCTTTAATATATCTAAATTGGTAACGCCTTTTATATTCTCTCTCACGCTTTGCAATTCACTCACCGCAATAATAGCCACAACCGCTTTGACCATAAAGTCAGCATCACCATAATAACCGCCAATCACGTGAGCGATTAGTATGGCTAAAAAGTAAGACAACACCGCATAAAACTTTCTAATCATTTTATTGGATGTAATTAGTTCGCCCTTTGTCTTTGCCGACATAATGCCTGTAATAAAGTCAATAACGCTAATTGCAACAACTAAAAACAATGTTGATTGTAATGGTGCTAAATAAGTCAAAACTGCCGCCAAAGCTAAGCCACCGTATTTAGAAGAAAGTAGTTTGTAATCTATCATAAATCATTTACAAATTGAATAGGGTCAATAAAGTTTTCCTCCGTTACCGTTTCGCTGTATGCCTTTATCGCATCCCATCCATTCCACCAATAGTTAATTATTAAAACCGCCTCATCAAAATATTCGTTTTCGCTGTCGGCTAAAACTGCGCTTAATTCCCACTCACCAACGTATTCAGCAGCTAATAATCTACGTTTAAACTCTGCTTCGTGAAGCGCATTGATTTCAGCAATGTGCGCTTCTTTATTCCATACTTGCAAACTAGCCAAATAGTCTATTTGCTCTTGTGCTGTTTCAAAATAAATAAAGTTAGTGCCATCAAATAAGCTACTAACAAAATTACTCGGTATTGTTTCGGGTGCAAATCCACCATTTGTTTCTATTGCTGTGACTACTATCATAACTTCTCAAATATTTCGATGTAAGTTCTTGCGGCTATCACTGAATTGCTTTGTCCATTCGTGCCACTTGCAAATCTAAATTGAACCGTCCCTGCTGTTGATGATGTTGTTATATTGCCACTAACAATTAAATCACTTGAGGCAGCTGATATTCTGTTTGATGCCGTTCCTTGCAATGCACCATCTATTGACAATTCTTGTGTCATAGTTGTGTTAGAACCTCTGCCACTTAAAAAAATAAGACTGGTCGCACCTGTTGGCAATGTTGCTCCTATTTTTATACCACCTGTTGCACCAACTGCCGATGTTACACCAATTACACCACGAACTATGTATGTTTTATTTGCTCCTAATGTTGCAGTCACTAACCCTGTAATGTTTGCGGCTACGTTTGATGTTGTGGCTTGGTCTGATGCAATAAATATTCTTGCTACTAAAACAGAATTAATATAAGGCGCATTATAGTAGTGATTTGCATTTGTGCTAACTGCGCTTTGTTTATTCGCCACATCTTCTGGAGTAAATCCTAAAGCCGTTGCGATTGTTTTGTTCTTCCAAAGTTGCGTTGAACTTTCATAAATCAAAGCATCATTATTCGCTAATGTTCCTGTATTGATATAAACATTATGCAACTCGTCCAACTCCCAACCGTTCATAATCTTCACGTAGATTTTGCCATTGTTAGCGTGTGCATATTCCACGTACCCAATAATTACTATATGACCTGTCGCTCCTGTTGGTTTTATATTTGTTATTCGCCCTGCAACCGTTGGACTTAAATAAAGTACATCGCCATCTGCCCACGTTTCGCCCTGCAAACTTCCAGTCGTGTTTATACCTTCTAATTGCCCAACGGTCATAATAAACCCTTCTTGATTTGCTGCTATTGTTTCGGTTACAACTCCCAACGTATCTGCGCTATTGTTATCATTATTCGCCTGTGCTAAATTAACCGCTAATCTTTGCCCCTGCGCTCCAGATACTTTCACCACTTGATAAGCGGTTTTAGTTAGTGTAGTGTTCGGTGAAACTTTATTGACCACCCTAGCTACTAAGTCAACGCCATTCTTCAAAGTTACTGAACCGCCTTTTAGAAGCGTTTGCGAACTTCCTAAAGTGTTATTCCATTCTGTTGCACCAACGGCTAATGTTCCATTCGGACTTACATTTAATTGTACTTGGTCTGCAATTAAATTGTAAGTACCTAAATCAACATTCTGTGTTGCACCTGTGTATGGCACTAATCCGCTTATTGAAGGAATGTCGCCAGTAGTCGCAATGGTATAACTCCCTGCGGCTTTATTCGGGAACTCTAATATAATGCCAGTAGTAGTTGCGTTTGTGTTTTTTAAATTGCTTTCGTGTGTTCCATTGCCTAAACCTAAAGAACCATCAGAAGCAATATAAGCATAAGTGTCATTTGCATCGTTTGCCGTTCCAACATAGCTATCTGCAACTTCGCTATAAATCCCTGCCGTATCACCTACGGTTATCATGTTCGTTGTTATACTCCCCTCGTCTGTTACTTGTTGAAGTGTTGGAACACTAGCAACTTGCAACGCCCAAACTGCCGCACTTGCTGTTTCATCACTACAAACATAAACATCACCGTTGTCTAATATCCATCTGCTACCAATAACAAACCCTTTAGTAATGTCATCATTTGCCGTTGGTGTGAATGTGAAGTTATGGCTCACTTCTCGAATGGTAAAGCCATCTTGTTGCATGGTGTATAAACGCCCTGCTTCCCACTTCAATTCGTAGTCTAATGAACAAACTAGCGCAACGCCTTTTGCGCCACCGTTCCCTGCATCGGTTAAACCTTTTCTTATTCTGGAGTAATTATCAAGTTGTATTTGGTCGCCATCTGAAATCAATATATCTTCTCCATCTGTAGTATTGCCCTCGACTAATACTTCGTTTAGTGTTTGGCTACCGCCACCACCTTGCACCTGCACCCAATCACCTTGCTCGTTTAGAAAGTAATCCACTTCGCCACTTTCGCTAATACCTAAACAATCTTGTACTTCTTCGCAAATATTACTAGGTAGTTGAGTAGCTGGAAACGTCAAAACAAGTGAAACGCTTTTTGTTTCCGCTTGTATAGTTGTTGCGCTAAAGGTACAAACTATGTCAATTATCATTGCTAACCGAATTTATTACATCACATAAAACAATGTCGGTTATCTTGTTCACCTTAAATCCTGCGTCAAAGTCAGCATCATTTACTTTTGCCACTACTTCGGCATAAACACGCCCTGCTATAAAATTAGAACTTGCACCCAAAACAATCGCTTTGACCTTACCCAACAAACTACTCACCACTTCCATTTCATTTAGTGCTATTTCAACTAAAATGTTTTCACGTCTTTGGTATAGGTATAAAATAACGTCTTCGCAGTTACTTATTTGGATAGGGTCGCCATCTTCACCAACTAACTGAATGTTAATGGTCAAGTCTTCACCCTGCACTAATTGTTTTACTGCTCCCATATTATGCGTCTGTTGTTTTCGTCAAAGTAATATTTCCTATTCTTCACACCTGCACCAATAATGCTGAATGGCAATTTGGTTTTGACTTGTTTGCAAAGTGTATCACGCTCATAAACCACACCGTCAAGTGTCCAATTAACATCGTTTAAATAATTAATCATTTCGTTTGCGTAGGCTGATGTCTGACCTGCTATTGAATTAAGCAACTCGGCACGTCTTTTGTCGCTCACTTGACCGAACCCCTCTTGTTGAAACTGCTCTAATCCCCATTGTGTACCGTGCAAACCTAAATAAGGCATATATCTTTTCATGGTGCAACCTGCTAACCAACGTTTCACAAACACATTATAGAAGTTCATCAACTCATAATCGCCCCAATCTGCACTCGGTGGTGCTTCATTTACTGCGATGGCATCTAAAGCGATGTAATAAACACCATTATAAAATACTTTATCGCCTTCAACATACGTTCTATTCGTTCTGTATTGCTGTGGGTTCGCTAGTATAGCGTTATTAATATCTTCGATTAATTCTTTCGGGAGTTCATTCTTAACGTCCAACGTCTGCGCTAATATCACTTGTTGCTCAATCTGTGCTGTTGGTGTATTCGGACTTAACACCGCAAAGAACGGTGTTATATCCACTACGCTTATCCATGCTTTATTATTCGGGAACATTTGGCATATTTATTTGAGTGTTAACAATACCATACTCGCTCAAAGTCCAATCTATACTACTGCCGTACATTGTAGCCATAGTTTCTTGAATTAACCCCTGCACTGGTTTAACGGCTTCCCTTAATTCTTTTCGTGCTTGTTCTATTGCGTTTGTGTTTCCTAAAACTGCTGCTTCGCTGTAACCTAGTAAAACGGGATGAACGCCAAATAAACGGCAAATAGAACGCTCGATAATATCACGCTTCGTGTTTGATGCTTCTAGTATTGGCTTCGGGTCGGTTGCTGTGTATGTTGGTGCTTGTTCGGGAGTTTCAACAAAGTGCGCTAAAACTCCGAAACGTGAAGTCAATCCGTCTTTATTTTTCTGTAAGCCTGTGAACTGCGTCATTGCTTCTTCTACACGCTGACGGTCTGTTAATCCATCTTCACCTTCCGTTGTTTCATTCACTCCGCTAAACGTCATGATACCGCCCAAAACAAAGCCATTCAATACGGCTTCATAGTCCATCTTTGATAACTCACTTGACGTTTTCAAATCTTCAAATGCCGCTAAATAATCGGGAAGTCCATAATGCCCACTATCAAACGGATTGCCATTATAAACGTAAAGTATTTCGCCACGCCCACCAAAGTGGTTGACGTTTATATCCATCGCTTCAAATGTAGCTACTTCGCCCTGAAAGTCTTGCAACTCAACCCACGCATCACGTCTATATTTGTCAGTTTGTATTGTCGGGTTATAAAACCAAGTGCCATTTATTCCACGTCTGAATTTCTGCAACGGCATCACTTCCGATTTTCCAACTCGACCGTTTCCAAGTCTTGAAACATGGATAACAACCGCATTAAAATACGACCATGAAGTAGCAAATATTCCTACAAACTTATCCGCTGTTTGCTTTGAGTTCACTTTGAACCCCGAAGCAACTGGAGAAACAAATCCATCCGCTTGAATGTACTCCGCATATTTCTTTGCGGCTTTCTTTGCCACGCCACTATTATTGATTGCTTCAATTAATTCTAAAGGCAAATTGTCATTCCATCCATAACGAAAATATCCATCACCTTTTTTTTCAGTAGTGACTGGCAAAATGTTTTTGAATGTTCGTGTATGTTTGCTCATTGTATGCCTTTATAATTAACCTCGATTTCTTTGATAGTGCTAAACCCTTTTGGATGTATAACTAACCGCTCGTTTGGCTTAATGCAAAGGTGCGATTTTTGGTAGTCAATATAGTGACCGTCCACTATTTTTTTAGGACACGAAAGCATTTCAATTAGATTGTTGTACGCTCGCTTGTGTACAATGTACGCAAACGCTCCCCACGTTTGGTTTTGCTGTGTAAAGTATTGATTAAAGTAGAAAGGATTACGCCCAAACGAACCGCCTAAATAAAGAATGTGCCAATCTTTTGGTAACTGGTTCAAATACTTTTCAAACTTAGCTTTGAAATCTTTTACAAAAGTTATGTCATCCTCGAAAATAGCAATGCATTCGTAGCCTCTTTCTTTGGCTAGTTTTATAGCGTTCAAGTGGCTTTGAATACACGCATATTCGTTATTCGTTACACCTTGAATTGGTGAAACTATTTCTTTGCCATCAACGGCAATTAGTCTTTCGACTTGAAGGGTCTTCCCCTTTTCTTTGGCTGTGGAGTAGAAACATCCTCTAGCCTCTTGTTTGGCACTAGTGGTAAATCGCTCTCGTCTGTCGACACTTCGTTCAAGGTTGATAAAGACGCTGGGAACTGGGATGTTGATAGGCTTTTTTTTTGACCTTTTTCTTCACCCATAATGTCAAAGCAATGTGACTTGCCAAACTTGCAGCATAAATTGTAAAGTTCTTCGCTGATTTGCGTTTCTTTAGTGATAGAAACAATTTGCTTTCCTGCTCGGAATACGATAGAACCAACGTCTTTTTTTAGTTTAAATTTTTGAGGTATCATATTTTGATTTTATTGTTTACAAATCTATTTTAATTAGTTCTACACCGCAAATCTCGCCACGTTTAACTATCTTGTAACGTAGGCTATTTAAGCCGTCAAACGCCCATGTGTGCTGTGTTCTATTCAATCGCTCTTTATTCGCCTTATATTCGCTTGTAATGGGTTGCTTTTCGTGTTTCAAAGACTTGTAT